TCAGCCCCTGCCTTATGGTGCACGGAGATACCACGCTCTTTGGCCAGAGCATGCAGTTGGTCTGCGCCTAGCTCATCCAGGCCATCGTCGGACGTCGTGCTGGCAATTGTTGTATCTACTGTAGCCTTCGCTTCCGCTTCGAGCTTGGCAGCTGCTTCAAGCTCAGCTTTAGCTTGCTCCTCAATCTGCTCACGCCGTGTAGACGGGTGCTCGTAACCAGCCGGAGCAAAAGCCGCATCAATGATCTTGTAGCCCTGAGACCGCAGCTCCACTTTCTGCTCAGGAGTAACCGGGTGCTTTTGATAGATAACTTTCATCTAAATCTCCAAATAAGTAGAGCGGCCTAAGCCGCCCTCTTCAAACCGATTAGCCCTGACCTTCAGCCATTACGCCGGCGCTGTGCTTAATGCTGGACACAACCAGATCCCAATTCGACCCAGTAGCGATCTCAGAATCAGTTGGTGATTTGCCGCCATTGGCCATATCCCAGGCATAGCCCTTCAGGCCAACGGTAAAGTCGTAGTCAATCTGCAGCGTGGTTTCAATTCGTTCCTTGCCGTTGCTAGTTTCCACGTTGGAGACCAGGTTGCGAGGATCGCGCACCAAGGCAGCGCCGGTAGTCAAAGACAAAACGCGACGCTTAGCAGCATCTTCTCCTGCAGCCGCCGTAAACAGAGCTGGCGCATCAGTGACAACCGACGGACGGCCAAGAATATCGACCACGCGCACGTTGCCTGCCTGGAACAACGTTTGAGCATTGGCCAGATTCAAGGCGATGAAGTTGTGGTACTGAATGCCATCCATCACCTGAGCAACGATCTGGCTGGAGTGATCCCCAAACAGAGCGTGCGACTCGTTGACTGTCAGATAGTCCACTTTCTTGGATGCAGACACATCCACGGTAGCGGCCGCCCCCTGATTGCCAATGGCGGCCACCAGAGCAGCAATGACGGTATTGAGCTGATCTTGCAGCAGCAACTCAGCAAAGGCGCGGGAGGCAACCTCGACACCCTCAGCCGTAGGCTTGTTAAGCCACGTCATCTGCGAGGGCTCGTAACGCACAGGGCCAAAACCACCAGCAATTTTCACTGCCACGAACTTATCTTGCGACAGATCCACCGGCGTCACGGCATTGTTGGTGCCATAGCGATCAACGCGGCGGCGCGCATTGGACAGGTTTTTGAAGAACGAAGTCATCACGAAATCGCCTTCAAAGCCTTCAGTAGTCAGAACAATGGAACCGTTGGAGGCGGCATTGAATTTATCGACCATTTGGGCCAGCGTTTCAATCGTCGCTGGCATGAAGTACTTATTGAATACTTCCATTTGAGAGAGAGACATCTGTAGCTCCTATAGCTGTAGAGATGGATGCCGCGCGAGGCGGCTAAGTTTGTGTTGTCGCGCCTCGCGCGTTGCTGCACCCATCGGGGCAGCTTTCTATCGGCCAAGTTCTGGATACTTGGCAGCGATTGCTTGTTGGCGTTCCTCTTTGGAACCACCAAAATTCCCGGCAGCCTGACCGCGCTGCCCTGCACCGTGGCTTCCAGGTGCGCCGGGGCCAGACGCCTTGGCCAGATACGCCTTTCCTTGCTTGGCGGCAAAATCTTTCACGAACTCCACCGGGGAGACTTCACCCAGATCGGTATCCGCAAAAGCGACACGCTGACCATCGTCTTCGCGACGTACTTTGATCTGATCGGCAAGAAATTTGGACAACATCGGCTTATGGACAGGATCAAAACCTGCTTCATCAAGGGCCGCATTCAGCGCATCACGCCGAGTCTGCCCGTCGATATAGCCGTCACGCTCGGCCACCTGCGCCGTCATGGCGTCCAGGTCCGTCTTGTGCTTGGCTTTCAGACCCTCAACCGCCCGGGCATGCTGCTCTTTCAAAGCCGTAATCTGCTCGTCAGGCTTAGCGCCAGACTTAAGACGCTCCCACTCATCGGCGTCGAAGTCCTCAGGCAACGCACCAATGCGGCCTTCCAGCTCCTCGATCTTGGTCAGGCGCTCTTTGGCCTTGGCAGCGTTTTCCTTGTTGGCGCGAATCACGCCGGAAACCTTCGGGTGCGCGTCGATATCCTCGACGTCCAAAACAAAGCGGCCATCGGCCGCTTCTGTGTATAGGTCTTTGAGGTTTTCTGGAACCTCGCCTGCTTCGGTATAGAAAGATTTCAAAGCCACGTCATGGCCTCCTATTGAGTAGCACCTTCGGTGCCGGGAAATATCGAGCCTGCGCCCGCAAGAGGGTCACCATCAACGTCGTCGGCGTCGATGTCTTTTTCCTCGTCTTCGTATGACTTGTCTTCGTGAATCACACCGCCCTGCTGCAGCTTGTCGAACAGCGCCCGGTGCGACATAGCACCGCTCTGCCACGCGGCGACCAGTGCCTGGATGTCCTGCGCAGTGATGGCCCGGTCGAAAAACTCCAGGTTAGGAGTGACGATGACCTGCTCGGGATCTGCTCCGATCCACTTTGCGATATTGCGCAGCGATCGCTCCAGTCCTGCAGCAGTCGTCTGTGCAATGCTGGTCAGGGTAGCCGTCTGGCTGGCTGCGCGGAGTTTCAGCGCCTCACCACTCTCGACGGATTGTCCTGACTGGATAACCTGTGCTCCAAACTGAGCGGCACGCGCCAAGGCTTCCTGAATCGCATTCGCCTGCTTTTCCAGCCCTGGTCCACTAAATTCGAGATACTTGGCATCGCCGCCCTGCGGCAGAATCCATAACACTGAAGAGCCCAGCGTTTTTGGCGCAAGTCCTTGCTGAATTGCGGTTGCAGGGTCGTCAAACCCGATAGCAACAGGCGTCGGCTCGCTGGTCATGTGCAACGAGAACGAGAAATCAGCATCCAGTCGGTAAATCCGCACGGCCAGTTTCGCCAGGCCATACAGCGGAACATCATCAGGCTCCGGCGTCAGATCGAGCGACCCGACAAATACGAAAGGCAGAAAATCCAGAGCTTTCCCGCGAGGCGTTCTTGCTTCAGCCTCTTCGCTGACAGACCACCCAGCCCCCGCCTGCTCCCACACCTTGGCGTGGTAATTTCCGTCATATGCAATGCACTCGCGCAGCCGGGTGACATCCTTCCACTGCCCGGTATCGCGATCTCGAACCGGCCCGGATTCATCCAGCACCACATAATCAGGAATGCCACCAGTAGAGTCCCAATTTATGATGGACTCGGCCACGTAGCCAGACAGGTAAGGCGCACCGTCATCCGTCAGGCCAGGCAACAACCCGTACCGTCCAGTTGTCATGACCTCCATGCCCATGCGGCGATGCAGCGCATCAAGCGTCAGGCCATCCAAAGTGGCTCGCTCGCGCAAGTGCTCCATCGCCTCGGGTAGTTCTATCTTTGCAGGCTTGGCCAGCATAATGCCAACCGCACCGCGAATCGTCGGAGCAACCACTTCCGGGAACTCAGCCCGCAATCTGTATAGGTCGTAGACCTTCGCCCTGGATGTAGGGTCTTCAATTGCCGCCGTGCCCGTTTTCATAGGCAGGTATTTCTCGCCCTTGGCCTTTACGTCATCCTCGCCTGAATTGGCGTCTCGCATCAATTCCCAGGACGGCGCGAAGCTTAGGTACTGCGGATGCTTGATCGTTGGGTCTTGCATGTGATTATCCAAAAGCGGTTGTGACAACTCCGGCTGACTTCAAGCCGATATTTGGCGCGAGTTCGGTCAATGCCCAAACTGCGGCATCAAGCCGGTCGGGCGATTTCTTGGCCGTTGCTGGCACATATTCCATAAGTTGGTTTTCGAGCAGGTAGAGAGCACCTTTATGTGCTACCCGTCCCTGCTCGTAGAGCGCTGAGATAGGCTCAGTTCGGGCAAACTTGCCTTTGCTGGCATGGACACGCACGATCCGGCCCTTAAATCCAGCGTTACGGAGCGTTGACTCAGCCATATCGCCGCCCTGGTTCGTCTCGATGACGATAGCGTCGGCATTGTGCTGCTCGTATGCGCCAATGGCCTTCAGCGCCCAGCTATTCGGACTGTACTTGCCGCTGTAGTCGCCATCTACCGAGTACTGACGGTTGTCGCCTGCCCCGTAGGAGCTGGCCACCACAATGCCGGTCTCGTCGCTTTCGTCACTCGCAGTCGTGGCCGGGTCAACCGCCACCACCGTGCGTACGAGCTCATGCCGGATCTGCAGGGCATGGGCTGCTGTAATCAGCGCCTCAGTCCACAGCGCCCCCTCAGCGTTGAATCGCCGTGGGCGCTGCATATACTGCGCCTCTGCCGTTCGTCGGTGAGAGAACAGCGCAGTCCGGTGCGATTCGTTGTGCTTGAAAGGCCAGAGCCAGCCATCAGGCAGGCCGTGATCAATCGGGATGCCGTGTGTATTCTCTTCCGGGTACGGCACACTGTTGTCGATGATCACCGGCAGATTCAGATGGTGCCATTTCTCCCCGGACCCGCCACGTAGCAAATAGCCGCTCAAGTCCTGGTAGTGAATCCGTTGCATGATCACAATCATCGGCGTGGTTTCAATCGCCAGCCGGGATTTGATCGTTTCGTTGAATCGGTCGTTAATGCCACCGCGCACCGTGTCACTGTATGCATCATCAGGCTTGACGGGATCGTCAATGATCAACGCCCCTTGCCAGCCTGGCTCCATGTGCCCAGCCCGAAAGCCAGTGACCTGACCGGCGGCGGACGATGCATATACGCCCCCTCCATGCTCGGTCCACCACATAGCCTTACTGTCGGCATCGTCGCGCAGCACCATAGGCCACATGCTTTGATAAGCCTGCGACTTGACAATGCCCCGCGCTGTGCTGCTGTTGAGCAAGGCCAGATTGTGCGAGTAAGACAGGTGCATGAACCGGGCTCGATTGTTTAGCGCCAGGCCACGCCCAATCATGTTGATCGTCGCCAGCTCGGTCTTTGTATACCCAGGCGGCACATTAATGATCAGGCGGGTAATCTCTCCAGACACCACACGATCAAGCGTTTGCTGGATCACCTTGTGGTGCGGGGCCACGATCATCTTTTTGCCTATCCGCTGCTTGAAGAAGTAACGGGCAAAGAAAAGTCCCTCGTCCTGACAACGGACCTTTGCTACTTGGCGCAGGACATCAGGCTCAACATCAGTACTCATCTTCAAGTGCTGAGACGGCGGCAGCGACTGATTTTTCATCGACCACCACCGTTCTATGTTCCATGGGCTTTCCGCCTGGCCCGCTCAGCTCCCGCTTGTTGGTGAACATACCGCCCATCTCCTTGGCAGCCTGTTCCATCAACGAAGCAGCCAGGACAATGTTCTTTCGGCGCATCGCCTCGTTTGCCATACGGTGAAGCTGGCGCAGGCGGAAGGCCTGGTCAGCAATCGGGATCTCGGCCACTTTGCGTCTAAATTGATTTCTAGTTTCGAGAAACATCACACGATATTTCTCACTCAGATTTCTGCCAGCGTGCTTTGTGGGGTCGTAAAGTGCTACCTGAGATCGCGGCACTTCAATACCATATTCTTCCTTAACAGCATCTGATACCTGCTGGGGGGTGTCATAACAGGCCAACGCCTGCACGATGAACTGTTTCACCGCGTCTGTCAGTTTGGCCATAATCATAAATTCCGTTAATGCCTGGTTAATCTGCGCGCCTCAGCGCTTCTCCCCCTGGAGTTGTATCGATGAAACGTAAAGCATCACTGCCTAAAGCCGACAGAAGCTCTGACAAAATCATGCGTAGCATGCGTGTGTTGGTATACGCCGCCCTTATGATTGCGATGGGCACCTATCCGCTCTGGTTTAATGTGATTAATCAGCAACCGCTCTCGATCGATCCCAGTGATTGGGCGAGCTTTGGTGACTTCTTCGGCGGCACAGTTGGCCCCTTCATTGGATTTGCTTCAATCGTCCTTCTTGTAGAAACCCTCAAGCTACAGCAGCGAGGGCTAAAAGAACAACGCGAGCAACTACAACAATCAGCAAAAGAAGTAAAGGAACAGAACAGAATCCTAATGCTCCAATCCTTCGAACAATCTTTCTTTTCTTGGCTCAAAGACTACAAAGAACAGATCGAGGAATTACACGTCGAAACTGACTCCGACCCACAATGCAACGAGCCAGTCACAACACTACGTGGACGACATGCCCTAGGCTGCATTATGAATTCTTGCTTCCACCCATTCAGTACAGCCGATCGACTCTACAATTCACCAGCAAAGAAAATACTCCAAAGGAGCCCAGATCTATCTGCGAATGACATAGAACTTGCCCTAAAGAGAGTGTTAGAACAATGGGTCAGCAACATGTATTTGCATGCGGACTGGCTCGGTAGCATGCTTAGGACCCTATACAGCCTTTTTAGTTGGATAGATGAACACAAGCAATTGTCGGAGAATGAGAAGCAACATTACGCAAGCATCGTGCGCGCTAGGCTCTCGAATGCAGAGCTCAGAATGTTATTTATCGATGGTATGACAACGTCAGGGCGGAAATTTGCGAAATACATCAACAAGTATTCTTTGTTTTGCAACCTACCAAACCCCGATACACCAGCTCTCGATGCGATTAGACACCATCCAGAATGTCCATATACAGAAGAAGCTTATACAGCGGGCGCTTAGGCAAATGAATTCCACGCTATGCAGCCACTCTCAGACAGGTGCCGCATGCATGTGCAATATTGGCTCTTGCCACTGATGGGCCTGCCTTGGCCGCATCAATCAGCCGTTGCACGTCTTGAGATGCACCGTAGCGCTGAACCACCCCGATGAACTCTTCCACGTCATGACCGACCATGCAGAGCTTGGGGAGTCCTTCTTTATCAAACCTGGGTGAGCCGAACTCATCCATCTGCTGCCCGATGTGCATCAACTCATGCTCGACCAATGCGCAGAATTCGATGTCGCTGCACTGGTAACAGTAATCGGCTGCCAAGGTAATGATGAACTGCGGCACATGGCCAAACCATTCACGCATCTGTTGCTCTTGACGGGCTTTCTGCCACCCGCCTGCGCGGAACATTACCTGCTCACACTGGCCCAGGACTGTGCGGCCTTGCTTTGTGAAAGCAGTCGATGCCCATAGGAAGCACAGATCAGCGTCAATTAGGTGGGAGTGGTCGGGGTTATGGATGGGGCCATCGTCTGCCAAGATGTTTCGCTGCACCCATTCACCAATCTCTGGAGCGGGACGGAGCGTTAGAAACAACTGCACGTCCTCACCAACCAAATTAGAAGGTGGGCAAGGTCTCGCTAGAGAAGTCATTTTGTTGCCGTAAAAATCGCCTGACGGTATGCAGATACCACGCCAATACCCGAACAGTCAAAAAAGAAAGCCCTTCACCAAAAATCGTTTCATTGTGTAATACTTATTCATCACCCTAAACACCTCAATACAAAGGAATAAAGAAATGCCTCGCATTTGGTTTACGTTAGTTGACAAACCAGAGATTCAGCGTCCGTTTCATCGAAATCCCGTTGCACCTGATATTTATCGCTTAGCCGATAGCACTATTCCTCATGGTTTTCATATAAAGTCGACAGGGGAAGTCTTCGATTGTTTTGAACTTATAAATGAAGCGGTTGGCAGCGTCGTATATATCTATGACCTTAAAAATAAACGCCGCGTAGGTAGGTTAGGCCACGTATTAATCCATGAATCTGATCCTGTACACATTAGATTCAAAAAACTAAATGGTGACGTGGTTGACGAAGGCTGGTCAGGAAATACCACTAACCCGCTACAGATCAAGCGTGATCTAGCTCATGCCCTGAGTGCTCCGCTTGTTGATGAAAGCTATGGATCTGGGGAGGACATTGACGGGCGTCTACGTCATGCTGGGATCGATCCCGATACCATAGAAATCTATCGATTACCCTTTACGCCCATCAACCTTCCATAAATTAATTCAGTCGCGAACAAGCCTCAACGCCAAGACTCATGGCCCCCATGCACACAACTGGCTGTCCATAAATTTAGATGGCCCCACCATCCAAGCCCACGCCATTAAGAGCGGCAAAATGACCTTCCGGGGACTGTTCTCAGCCAAATAAAACCCGCCGATCTTTCGATGGGCGGGGCTATTCAAATCTTACGGGCGCAACTGTACAGGCCTATTGTCGCAACTAACGTCGCAGTTTGCATTAACTCCATGTCGCAGACTGCGACACCACGAGTAATAGGCAGACGTTAGGCCTTCCTTCGTTTGTTCCACTTGTCCAGAAGAGCAAAGGCTGCGAAGCACGCGCTCTACACCTTTCCGGACAGCATGCCGCTCCACATCCGACACGGGCATTGCCCTGGTGACATGCCGCACAATCTGAGCCATCCTGAACTCTCGGCCCGGATACGCCGCCAGCAGATCGATCACCTCCGACGCATACTTCACAGCAGAACCTCCTTTTCTACCTTGGCCCTGAATCCTTCCAGGTGCCGTTTGTAATCCTCGTCCCGCAAGATAGCTCCAGTGCTCTGGCGAATCCACCGGCGCGCCACGACCAGGCGTTCAGATGCCGACAGGTTTCCAAAGTGCGAGTTCTTGCGGGTGTACTCCGCCTGCACCACCATGGCCTGATAAAGCGGCAGGCGTTGGTACAGATCATTCACGGCCTCGGCGTGGTCCTGATTGATCGGGCGGTAGTCGTCCTCCCATGGCACATACCGTTCCATGTTCCCGACCGTCTCGCCGGACCAGCACCAGCGGGCCCAGTTCCACAGCAAATCATCGCCGGTCAGTTTTTGCATGGCTGCCCTCCCCGAATAACGCTTTGAGTCCTTCCCGCGCCCGTGCCTGTTTTGCCTCGGGCTGGCGCTCCTGGTGCTCTTTCCGCTTCCGACGCACAAAATCAACATGCTTCGATGGGTCTTGGTACATCCAGCTTGGGTATGACATGGCTATACCTCCTGAATCCGTAGAATCACAGCACCACCGCGCACAGGTTCTTTCATGCTCACTACCAACGGATCGAACGCACTGTCATCCACCCCCAGGGCATCACAAACGCCGTCAATACCCGATTTCATCGATGCCAGCAGATTGTCCCGGTCCCTCCTGCGCTTATCTGGCGGCATGAACTCCAGCACCAGGGCCGGACTATCCGGCACCGGCTGTTTATGTTGGCTGGCCAACAGGCGGCATTGCTGTCGGTACGCGGCTTTCAGCTTTGCCAGCGCCATGTGATGCAGGCGAGCATTCGGGCTTAGGCCTTTGTTCGGCCATGGCAACCGGATTTCGATCATGCGGCCTCTCCCTGAGCTGCACGGGCCATATTCAACACTGTCAAAGTGCGGCCCTTGGGAGCCCGCAGGATCTTTTCGGCCCAAGCCTTTTGGTCTTTCCCCTTCTGGCTGATGGCCTGCTGTGTCAGATCTCGCACTTTCTTCTGCCCTTCTGCGCGCACTTCTTTTGAGTCCACAGGCGACGGCAAGGCCAGCGTCGGGGCGGGAATGTCAGCCCAGGAACCCAAGGCAAGCTGGCTGGCCAGAGCTTTGTTCCAGCGATTCTCCAGCTGCTGGTAAGCCTGGTTCATCATGTCGTACTGCCCGACCGCAATGGCAGCGTGAAAGATCGCCGGGTGTGACCAAGTGCCTACTTCGCCCTTTGCTCGGGCCTGCATGCCACGCACCGCTTCAAAGAACGCCACATCAGCCTCCAGATGCGGCCGGCATGCACGTAGGAACTCGGGCAGGCTTGGCGGCCAGTCAAACATGCGACGGCAGTTTTTGATGCCCAAGGCTACGTCCTGCGGAACAATGCCCTCTTCGTCAAACGCTTCAGCCCAAGCGTCTTTCCAGTCGTCTATCGCCTGCATGTCGCGGAAGTTCGACCGAAACTTGTTGGGATAAATACCGTTCAGGCGGTTGTACAAATGGTCCATCATGCTGATGCCTTCCAGCTTGGCATGGGCCATGAGCCACTTACTGGGCGTCTCACACGTCGATAACATCTGTCTGCTCCATACGGGTTCGTCCTCGATTCACATAGGCCAGTGGGTCAAACGCCGTTGCCCCACTGTTGGCCCCTCGCTTGTCGGATGCTTTCTCTCGTCGCACCCAGTTTCTCCAGGTGGCCTCCCAGCAAACCTTTCTGGCATCGGCCCCTCCTTTGGCATGCCAGTAATCTCGAAACAGGTCTGCAACTCGCTGGGCCACTTCGGGATTCCATGACGGCTGTTCGCACAAGGCCCAGCTCAGCCAAGAGTCTGGCAATGTCCAGTCCTTGGGTAATCTTGTTGCTCGTGGGGTGCGGCTCGACTGCGAAGCAGGAGGGCTTGGCTCTGCCGGTGCTGATGACACACTTTCGCTTTCCTCCCCCTCTCTCTGGGAAGGGGAATCAGTAAGAGGGAATCCGGAATCAGGAATCAGCCCGGCTTGTTCCGGTTCAGATTGTTTCTTGCGCTGTTCTTGTATGGTGCTTGCACTGTGCTGACCCGGTGCCGGTATCTGGCTCGCAGATTCTTTAACGTGCGGGTTCTGGTGCTTGGCAAAGTTCAGCACCTGAATAAACTTCTCCCCGTCTACTTCATATCGGAGAATGAAACCGTGCTTGCTCAGGTCTTGCAGCAGGCCGTCAACATCGCAACCGTCATACGGAAGGACCTCTGCCTTGATTCGCCGTGGGCGATCCTCCAGCCTCCCTTCTCGATCAGCCAGGGTCCAAAGACCAATAAACAGAAGTCGACCAAGAGGGTCAATGTCTGCCAAGTCGTCGTTCGCAAAAAAACTTGGCTTAATATTTCGTGCTCGTGCCATTACACGTTCCCCAGTGGGTTGTCTGCCCGATAGGTCGAGTCCAGTGTTAAGGCATCGCCTCCCAACATCACCAAAACTTCATGCGCTACGGCAAACGGATCCGCGAAAATGTCGCTCCCGGTGTAATGAAGCACGCGATACCCCGCCTTTATAAGAGTCCTATCTCGCGCTTTTTCGTAGGATCGCTGCTGCTTCGACTTGTCGTGAAAGTCATGCCCATCAAGCTCCACAATTACTGGTCGCAAATGCTCGTCTGGGCCTATCCCGTTCTGCTGAACAAGAAAGTCCACGCGGTATTTACCAATCTTGGCTTGTGGTGTTACGTACACCCCATACCCCGGGACTGGCTCGCCTTTATCACCGAACTCAGGATCAGGATTGACTTCTAAGTAATGGGCCGCGCACAGCGCATTAAAAGAAACCCAAAACAAATCCTCGATAGGCGACTCCATGCCGGCCTCATGCAAAGAGGCAGCCATTTGATCGAGAAACTTTCTGCGCTCAGACTCGGCATGCAGATCAGCAGCTCTATCCAAGAAACTCAAAACATTCGGAGCAATTTGTCTGATAGAATTCATGGGTAATTCCTTGCTTAAGCCCGGAACCGTTGCAGCGGTTGCCGGGTTTTATTTTTTTCATCTAAAGAAATGCCTGCCGCCCTCAGCGCGCCATCAGGAACAACGGCGCCACGGTCCAGCAGTGTTTGTATGCACAGGCGCAGCAAATTGCGCTGTGGGCTGTAAATCGACTCAAACTTGTTTCCCCAGGGGTGGACGGCAACCAGTCCAGGCGCTCCCGTTCCATCCTGGTGATGGCCCGCGCACAACGGCAGGACGAGCCAATGCGCGTCAGGCTTAGTGCGGCCGTCAATGTGGTGAATGCTCACGACTGGCTGATAGCGCTTATCCAGGTGGCAGGCGATGCAACCGAGCGAGGCCATCAGGCTATGAAATCGCTTCTGCTCTGCCGTGGTTGCCGCCCCCTTCATGCCTCGTGACTTAATCGCCTTGGGCTTGGCTGGCTTCCATGCGCTGCGCTGCATAGGCTTTGTCGGGGCTTTGAATGTGCTGTTCCAGGCTCTCATCGTCTGATCCATCCATAAACCAGCGCCATCAAGAAAGCGCTTATCCCTACACCCGTCACAAAGCCCTCACTGCCTACCCGTGCCAAACAAACGTAAAAAATGATTAGCCACATTTGCCAGAGCCTCATGACTCGCTCCCGGGGAACACAAGAAAAACGCCGCGCTCTCGGAAATCAGCCTGTACAACCTCGGCGTACGCACTCAACTGCTTGCGGCTCATCAATGACGTGACCGGCAGATACTTCATCATCAGCAGCTTTTCTTCATAGGTCCGGTCTTTGATGATCGAGTCGTACATTCCTTGGAACTCGGCATCTTCAGCTCGCAGGATCGGCACGCCGTGATGCAGCTTGCAGTAGCAGCGCCAGCCCAGCGCATCATCCTCGGGCAACTCACGCGCTATCTGCCCGTACCAAACATGCGTAATGTCGTTCTGGGGTTGTGTACGAGCCTTGCCGGTCTTTATGGAAATGCGGAGGTAGCGATGCGCTTGGTATTGGCTACGCACATCGCCAAAAAAGCGCTGCAAGGACTCATCACTATTTACGATCTGCATATCAGTCCTCTTCTCGCTCAAGCTCAGCAATGAAGTACTTGGCCACAACGCGCTTCATAAACTTGAGCTCGTCGCGATCAACCACCATCGATGTGGTTCGAGAAACCTGAAAACCCAACGAAGCCAACAGAAGACAGATTGACTCCAGGTCATCCTTCACCCAGCGGCTTACCGTGCTTGGGTCCACGCCGATGCAAGCCGATGCACGGGCCTGCGTTACCTCTGCAAGTCGGCTCATGATCAGTGCTTGAATCCGTGCACCGTTCTTGCGTGTGCTTTCGCGCCGCTCGCCCGATACTGTTTCTGTGTTCATCGAATACATCCAAATAAAACAAGGGCCAATCAAATGACCGAAACCGAGAAAATCTTGACCCAGGCAGAAGACATCGCCCGGCGCACTTTTGAAGAACCAACGCAGCAAACCGTTATGCAACTGTTTGCGCGTCTGTGTGATGAGCAGGACACGCGGGAACTAGATGAACCCGCCTGCCCTACCCATGAACTGCATTAAGTGGCCAACTCCAATCAGCTATGCTTAGAGATTCGTGTAACTAAACTTTTTTGAAAGGAATTGGCCGTGAGCAAAATTACAAAGAACGAGTTTGAAGACACCCTGAGACTCTTTTTGAACATTCTGGATAAGCAGCCCAACCTAATTAGCCCGCGCCAGTCGGGTGAGGATATGGGCGCATCAATCGCAAGAATGGCATTCGGTTTTATTAATGAGTTTCACGCTCAAAAAAACCGCATGATTCAAGACTCTGAGGAGTAAAAACCAAGCATTGTTGCGGCCGCAAGAGCAGCTCGTGTTACCTGCTCTGCGGCATCCTGGCTTTCAGAGCAAGATTTCTCAGCCACTTTTTCTGCTGCACAAACCGCCCTCTGAAAAGCAAACTCTTTCATCTCTGGAGGTAACTCAGGCATCAGATCTCTCCTTTCGTTATTACGTCGGTCGGGCCGATTGGAATCGGCTCCCGCTTTTCTGGATCACACATTTGCGCGCTCCGCATAGTTTGGGTTTCCTGAACCTCGCACCACCGCCCAGTTCACTGATGGACATAGTCGTTCGCAGGAAACGCCAGTGAGAGACTCAATAAGAGGCGCATGCTTTGCAGGCACTTCGCGACCTGGGTTTTTCCACTGATTCATAGCGCCGCGCGTCACTCCAATTGCACGGGCCAAGGCCGCCTCCGACCCAAATTTCTGGGCCGCTACCTGAAGAGGATGGATAGGTTCTGTGGTTTTCATGATCAAAGTATAGGATTTCTATACTTCGTAGTCAATATTAAATAGACCATGCATGTACAGATTTTCTCTACACTCGGCCACATGAAGCTAAATGAATGGATCAAAGCCGCAAGGCAGTACAAAGAGCTGACTCAAGATCAGCTTGCGGAGCAGCTCGGCCTTACGAAAGCAAATATCTCAGCTTGGGAAGTCGGACGGCATGAGCCGTCTTTTGGAAACCTAATCAAGATCGTCCAAATAACAGGATTCGAGATGCCACTGCCTGGGCTTGATGCGCCGATAATTACGGAGTCCGCATGGCCATTCAGAAAATTGAGTAAAGACAAGGTTGAGGGCCTCGCCCCCCATGATCAAGCCGGCCTTGAGGCAGTCATCCTCCTGTCCGCCGCCCAGCTCGGCCTGGACGTAAAGAAAGACGAGAGCAAGTGAATGATAGGAAACGTGACCCAGCCTAGGGAGGCTGTACGTAAGAAGGACTGAGCAGGAAGAGACAAGGAGCCATACGGCTCCTTATTTTTTAGCCGTGAAGTAACTAAATGTGAAGTTCCAGGACGCGGTTTCAGACAAGCATTCACCAACCGCCCCTACAAAACCAAATATAAACAACACTACGAGAAGGCAGCTATGGATGACGGAAAAGAAGTAGTTTTATCAATTGACTCAGCTGAAGAGGCTATTGAACTCATTCAGCAGCTTGAGGCTGGCCTTGAAATGTCATTCCCAGATCGAATTGAATTCAAGGGGGATCTAGGGAAACTGATAATAAATATTCAAGGCGAGAAGTATCACTCCACCGTGCCAGGAAACTTCGCAAGAGGGATCTGGGAGTTCCAACAGGAGGTATATAGAGCAGTTGCCATTGCAATCAATGGGAACGGCGACCTGCGAAAACTCCCGAAAGATGTCCTTGAACAGTACAATCTAGTTTTCAAGGTCTCTGAAGGGAGTTCACACCTAGAAGCGGGAACCAGTGGATTTTTCACCTCTCTCGGCAAAGGGCTATCAGACATGAGCGATGGTAAAAAGCTTGCAGCCATTATTGGCATCGCTTTGATATTCTCCATGGGGGCACCAGTTGCCACCATCGGAACAGCATATGTATCTGGCCATTTCAACAGCAAAGGCGTCGAGAGTTCTGCTGGGGTTGAGAAAGCCAGGATTGAGGCTGATCAGGCAAAAGAAGAAGAGCGGACCAAACAGATCCAGAGTCTCGTATCCACAATCCCGGTCGTGAAAGAGTTCAGTGAGGCAGTGGCGAGCGGTACCAAGCAAGTCATTAAAAGCGTGCCTGATGCAACAGCAGCTCATATCGCTGGCGAGTCTTTTGATCGCCAAGACATTATAGATATCAACTCAAGAGCCTCCCGTGAAGCGAGGGACTCCATAGACCTAGTTCAAGAATTCAAAATTATTGGATTCAAGCGACCAGAGGGCTCAGACATCGGAAGATATACCCTCGCCAGCCGCTCTGGCGAAATATCTGCCATTCTCGATATGTCAACTGATGGCCCATTCTCAGAGGAGCAAATTCAACACTTCTGGAAGGCAGGCCTAAGCCAGTCGCCCATCCTCTTGACTGTCGAAGCGAAAACGGTAGATGGGCAAATTAAGCAGGCATTTATATCAGAAATTTACTTGCCCGATGATTCAGGTGTGACGCCGCACCCAAACCTCTGAAGACAGATCAAATAGTAAAGTTTTTTGCCGATCTACCCTTATCCTTAAGCCTTATCTTAATGAAGCACCAAAGCCCCTCCCGGGGCTTTTTTTGTTGGGCTTACAGGCCGAACCCCGCCCCCCAGGTCCGAGGAAGCGTTACAAAGCACTTCTATGCTTAAGTGGACGAAAAGCCCATACTGGTACAATGAGACTGATCTCATTCAAAGGTGGCAATCTCGCTACCTCACTACCCTTCAAATTCCACGCCACACCATTGCTTAGGAAAATCTCCATTTCCAGGCTGCAGCGGTAATTTGAAGTCATACAGAAGGTATTACTATCTACGAAAAACTTAACCAGGCTAGTCGCAGCCCACTACACACTTCTCCATTGCGCGAGCCCGCCCGCCGAACAGTCGAAAGCCATCAAACATATACAAAACAAATGGTATCGACCCGGCAAAAACTTATCCGACAGCTAAAAGACCGATTTCCCGGCCTCCCGTTCTGATACGTCAGCTCACGTCACGAGCTCATCACCAGAAAGCCCCTCACGGGGCTTTTTTGTTGGGCGTTCCTTTTGCCCTTCTTCTTTTGTGCCAGGCTGGCTATGACGGATTACTGTTTACGGGGCTGGTTCTCAACTGGCTCGGCATCCACCGCAATGCCGGTAGCCGTGCCCATTTCGCTCTCGGCGCTGGTGTAATCAATCAGCTTGCCCTCTTTATCAAAGCGGAGCATTACGCTGGTTGAGTTCGTGTCCACCCCACCGACAAAAGCTCCAACGAATGGGATAAAGGTAGATGCCCGGGTGCGTGACTCTGCATAGACATACATTAACGTACGAGTGCCATCAGAGTTTCGCATCGATGTTGTTGGTCTGCCAAAGCGCGATAACACATCAGCCTGGGTTGTTTCGCCTACTTTCATTTCACTCAGGTGCTCGTCTTTCACCTGGACGCCTGTCGAGGCACAACCCACAAGCGCAACGATTGCCGCTGCAGCCAGAATCTTTTTCACTCCCCTCTCCCAAGTAACGAATAAAGACAAGATCGTACCAGATCAGGCTGGCGCAGGACTTACACGGGCCAGCCAAGCCGCTCAGACCAAGACCAAGACCAACAGTTAGCCGCATTACCTTGACCTAAAATACTGTATAGATATACAGTATAACTATCCCCCCGCCCCGCCATATTG